CTTTCAATGGGTTGCAGAAAACATAGATATGATTGCTGGTGTATTTGTAAATATATGGAACAAGATTACAGGTTTCTTCAAAGATATTATAGATTGGTTTAAAAACTCAAAAGTAGGTAAGTTTTTTGGTTTGGGTGGTGAAGAAGGTGATGACCAACCTGCTAGAAAAAATTATAACTATGTGTCAGATGATGGCACATATGGTATAGGTGAAGATGGATCAGAAATAGCACCTGTAAATGCAGTAGATGAATTTTTACCAGCAAACAAAGACCCTAGTAATGCACCTGTTGTTGATCCTGTTACAAAAGAAATTTATAAACCAGGTGACCCAGGTTACGAAAAGGCATACTCACGTAGATTTCAAACTGTACAATCATATAGTGATGATGAACAATCAGTTAACGCAATGAATGAATTGAGAAGTGTAGTAGGTGATAATGTTGATGGAGATAGAACATCCTCAATGCTTAAATCTTTAGAATCACAAAGTAATAATATTAAACCACCAACTATTGTTAATATACAAAATAATTCTACATCAAATAATTCTCAGTCTGCTGCTACTAATGTTTCTGGATTTTTAACACACGAACCTGATACAACATTAAAATATGTTCAACAAGGTAGTACAGGTTCTGCTGATTTTTAATAATTGTAACCTAAATCTTTTTCAGTAATTATTTTAAACACAGCACCGTTATCTTCAGCATAAACAGTTGCCGCTTTCCACTTTGCCTGATTTTTAATAAACTCAAAACTCTCACGCATATATGATTTAGTTTTCTTTTTAGGTGGTTTAGGTCTAGCACATTGACGAGAAGGTTTAATCTCAATCAACATCTTTTTACCTTTGTCTGTTTTTAGTATGAAGTCTGGAAAGTATCTATGATATTTCTTATCAATAGGATTGTAATATCTAATTGCTAATTCTTCACTTGCCCAATTTGTTATGCCTGGGTTATTATCACAATAGACCATAAATTTACGCTCTAAAAGTGAACGATATACTATGTTATTTGGGTTGCCAACATATTTTTTAGGATTAGTTGGTTTATATATTCCTTTAAAAGACTTGCTCATATCATATAAATAGTTATAACAATATTTAGTAAGGATAAAATAAATGGCTTGGACATCAAAAGTAGCAAATGTAATCAAAGGTAAAATAGGTAATGCTATTGCAGGCGCAGTAGGTAATAAGATAATGTCATCCTTTGCTAGTCAAGAGCAAACATCTAAAATCGCTGCTAAACTATTAAGCAAATCTCCATTAGAGATAGGTGATAGTAATCCTACAGCACATTTAAAAGAGAATCCTTACTCTTATGGTACAGTATATTACCCACAAGAAACAAGTAATATGGGTGATGGACATTATGTTATATTTGATATTCTTATGCACAATGAGTCATCATTTAAAACAAATACTTTCAACAACGGATTATTAACAGACAATTCAAAAAATTTTGTAGGTGGTGAGGCAGAGTTTTTTGCTGCTGGTGGGGCAACACGAAACTTATCAAATATAAAAAGACGAGGTATTGGTTCCACAAAGAGAATTAGAGATGTAAACTCTGGTATGTTTAGTAAATTAAAATCAAAACATTCATATATTTCAGATAGTATTATAATGTATATGCCACCTGAAGGAATGAAATATACTTATTCTGCTGACTATGAGGCATTAGAAACTGGTCTTGCAGGTGATGTAGCACAAGGTATAGGTGGTTTAGTTAATGACGCAGGATTTAAAGCTAAATTACAGGCAGCTGCAAAAGGCACAACTGGTGTAGTACAAGAATTAGTTAAAGAGGCAGGTTTCGGTGTTGCTTCATTAATACCTGGTTTTGATAACGCAAGAGGTGTATATGATAAGTTTAAAGGTCAGGCAAAGAATCCTAATTTAGAATCAGTATTTAAATCAGTACCATTTAGAGAGTTTAATTTTCCATTTACTTTTGCACCAAAGAATGAGAAAGAGAAAGATAGTGTACACAAGATATTACAATTGTTTAGATTTCATATGTTGCCTGAACAACAAAGTGGTGCTAATGGTTACTTCAATGTGCCATCAGAATTTCAAATAACTTATATGTATAGAGATAATGAAAACTCATACTTACCTAGAATTAGTCGTTGTGTTTTAAAAAATACTACAATAGATTATGCACCTGAACAAGTTGTATCAACATTAACACCAGACGAAAGAGGGGCACCGCCTACTATAATTACTATGAACTTAACATTTGGTGAAACAGAAATTATGACAAAAGATACGGTAGCAAAAGGATATTAATATGTATTTTGAAAGATTTCCTAAAGGTCAATATATTATACCAGGCACAAAAGAATACAAACTGGTTACTGATATATGGAGAAGAATTAAGATAAGAGATAAAATTAAGAACGAGGCAAGTCTTTTAACAGAATACTTTGTTGCAGATGGTGAAAGACCTGAAACAATTGCAGAAAGACATTTTGGCAGTCCTGAATTACATTGGATTATATTAATTACAAATGATGTAACTGATGGCCTACACGGTTGGCCGTTGACGTTTCAAGCATTTGAGGAATTTGTAAATGACAAATATGAATTGCCTGACGCTATACATCATTATGAAAAGGTACAATCTAGTGGACCACAAGATTCAATAGATCAATCACACTTGATAGAATGTAATAGTACAGACCCAGGCGCACAAGCAGTTTCAAATAGAGAATACGAACAAAGAGAACAAGACAGAATAAGTAGAATAAAATTAATATCTCCTTCTTTTTTACCAGTGCTCATTGAGGAATTTGAAAGATTAATGAATGAATAATTATGTACTCAGCAATAGATACAGATAAACTTACAAGACCAGGTAGATTCTTACTAGATGATATTACCCTAGTGTCGTATCAATCAGCAGATGGTTCTAATAAGAATGCTAAATCAATCTCAATCAAAACACAAGTTTTAGAAATAGACATATACGAAACACTTGACGGTGCAGGTCTATCAGGAAGTATAGTTGTTGCAGACGGTCAATCTGTTATATCACATTTACCCTTAACAGGTTATGAACGTATAGAATTTAAGTTATTTACGCCAGGCACGAGTAGAGGTTACGATTTCACTAGTAAGACAGGTCACCCTATGTTTATTTACAAAATCAGTAATAGATTGCCTTTAACGCCTAGATCACAAATATATGTATTACACTTTTGCAGTAGAGAAATGATTGATAATGAAATGATAAGAGTTAATAAAACATTGACAGGTCCAGTAGATAATATGATTGCAAATATAGTGAGAACTGATTTAGATAGTAAAAAGAATTTAATTGTAGAAGAAACAAGAGGTGTACACAAGTTTGCTATGCCGAGAGTTAAACCTTTGAATGCTATTGCTAAATTATCTACAATATCAGAACCATTAAAATATAATTCAAGTGGTATGTTATTCTATGAAGACAGTACAGGTTTTAGATTTAGAAGTATAGAAAATATGTTGGCAATAGGTGGTGTTGCAAGACCAGTAGCAGCAAAGTTTCAACAGAAACCTAGAAATGTAAAAGGTGGATCAGGTGAAACAGATGTAATAAAAGAAATGCAGACGGTAGATGGTTATACAATTAAAGATCAGTTTGATACATTAAAGAACTTATCTAACGGTGTATATGCTAGTAGAACGGTTACCCACGATATGTATAACAAAACTTTTAGTGAAATAGACTTTGATTACAACACATATTTTCCTACTATATTTCATACTGAACACGATGGATCAGGTGGTAAGGTAGATAGTAAATCGCAGTTGCCTTTATTTAACTTTAAAGAAAATAAAATGATTTCAGATAAACCAGAAGGACGATTGAACTTAATATCTACAACAAAAAATATACAAAAAGATTACGAAGGACCAGAAGATGAACGAATATATCCTGCTAATATGGCACAGAAACTATCATTTAGAAGTCAGAGCATAGAATTAGATTGTAAAGGTTTTACAGGCATTTCAGTTGGGGATTTATGCAGTTTTGAAGTACCTAGTTATGAACCTGTAAAAAGAGATAATCCTATGGACATTGACCCATATATGAGTGGCCGTTATCTAATAAGACGAATACACCATAATATTAATACGGCAAAAGATATGCACACAATGAATTTAGAGTGTGTGAAAGACGCAGTAAGAGTAGCATATCCAGAAGAAAATATAGATATACATACAAATAGAGAAAACCTAGACGCCACTACGTTTTTACAATATCAACTAGACGAGGCATTAATTAACGAGGCAAACCAAGAAACGCATAATGAGATATTAGCTTAGAGAAGCTAAGAGTCAGATTTTTTTTGACTAAGGCTGGCCTACTGCCACAATATGAGAGAAAACAATTAACTGAGCAAAGATAATGAAAATGAACATAAAAACGCAGATTAAAGACATCAGCAAGAGATGTAAAGACAAATTTAACAATATGATAGAGAATACTCACTATAAGATAGACTGTATATTATATTACAATAGATACCATAAGTTTTACAAAGGCACGCCAAGTTATATGCAGTTATTCAAAGATAAAGTCAGTCTAGCGACTGCCTGGATCAATAATAAGTATAGTAATATAGACATTAATAAGGCATCCTTAGGGTATACAGACTTGGTAGTACACAATAATGAGGAATTAGACGAGTTGCGTAGGAAGCAATTAAATAGTAAAAAATGACATATAGCTTAGTGATTAAAAACAAACATATATCGGTAGAAATTAAATGGCCTTCTTAGGAATTTCGGAGTTTAAACATTTCGTAGGCGTAGTAGAGGATCGTTTTGATCCTGAGAAACTAGGCAGGCTGCGTGTTCGTGTTCTTGGCATACACACAAGCAATAAAAATAAGATAGCAACCGCAGACTTACCTTGGGCGTCTGTTCTATTGCCTACTACATCAGCAGGCATATCTGGTCTTGGCCAGTCGCCTTCTTTCATTGTAGAAGGTGCGTGGGTGTGGGGATACTTTAGAGATGGTGATGGCCTTATGCAAGAGATGGTGATAGTAGGTACATTACCAGGCAAGCCGGCTGAATTAGGTAATACAGATAGCGGCTTCTATGATCCTAATTTTAGATTAGATAAAGACGGCCAGCCTACAAACATTTCTGTTTATCCTAGATATGCAAATGAACCAGATACAAACAGATTAGCAGTTAATGATACTACAAAAGAACACAGCAGTTTAACAAGTCGTAAGGCGGCCAGACTAGAAAATATACCTACAGCAGACTTTGACGAGGTAGGGTCTAATATCGCAGCCAGCGACACGGACAACTGGTCTCAACCTGCTATTACATACAATGCCGTCTATCCATATAATCACGTGTTTGAGAGTGAGAGCGGCCACATAAAAGAATATGACGATTCGTTTACAGTTGACGAAGACGGCATCCGTACAAATCATTATAGAATATACGAAAGACATAGCAGTGGTACCTCATATGAAATAGATACAGCCGGTAATAGAATAGATTTAAATATGGCCAGTTATTTTAATATAACTAATGCTGATAACAAACACTACATAAAAGGTAATAGTGATGTAACCATAGACGGCCGCCATAAAGTATTCATTAACAAGAGTGGTACTGCTGATAACAACTACGACATACAAGTAGGCCCTAATGCAAATGTCAATATACAAGTAGATAAAGGCAACCTGAATGTAGTAACAAAGACAGGCCAGTTTAACTTTGATGTAGGCGCAGACTTTAAT